CACATCACCTAAATCTCCACCACCACCTTCAAGTGGTTCACCTGTAATTGGATCGACTGCATTTGGATCTGGAATAATACCATCTTTAATTTCCTGTTCAATCTGCTCATCAATTTCAAGTATCTCTGTATCAGTTTGACGTAATACTTTTCTTCTTACAAAATCATTCGAATAATACTTTCCGATATAAGGTTCGATTGTTGCAAGAGTTCCAAGTCTCTCATTCATCAACTCAGACTCTTTAAGTTCTGCAAACTGATTATCATATAAGAAATCATATTGAATATGTTCACGAATTGATTCCCAATCTTCTGGTGTAATAATATTTTTAAGAAGTAATTGTGTCTTCAACATATCATTAAACATCTGAGCAAATCTCTTTCTCAAACGTCCAACAAACTTAGCAAACTTAAGTTCATCTCTTAGTATTTCAGATGAACGACCCAAGTTAAACCCACCATCAGAAGCAATACGTGATTCTGGAACAGCAAGTGCACGATATAATTTTTTCTGAAAGTATTCAATATCTGAAAGTTCACCAAGATTTTGTCCACCAGGTAATGTTGTAATTTCAGTTCCTCTTCCACCTTCTCTTCTTGGTAACCAAAAGTCCTCCATCATTGACATGAACTTTCGGTCATCACGAACTTCACCAGTCTGTGCATTGTAAGTTAACTTATTACGATAACGATACATCACCTCTTTTAAGATATTGTTCTGCCTTTATCTTTGGAAGATTACCAACATCAATATAAAATATTCTTCTTTCTGGTGCTCTTGATAATCTGTAAATTACAAGACTATCCTCAATCATTCTTAATTGATTTAATCCTTTGATTGCCTTATGTAAATATGATAATACACTTCCACGATTACGATCTACTAAACCTGATGTGCAATATGTAATTGCATCTTTTGCGATTTTGATTCCTTTACTTCCACCACCACCTGTCGCAAGATTTGATGGATATGCTGGAGCAGGTGTATACATATAATACTCATCAATCTGAGGATTTAAAGTAGATGCATCATCTCCACGATTACCATTTACACTAATATATTCATTACGATTTTTTTTCTTTTCCTTTCGAATATATTTTATTTTAAGTGAATCAATATATCTTAAATCTTGAATACCGTCTTGTGGTCTTTTTTGATCAATGACCTTTAAGTATGCTAGTTTACCATCAACGTACCAGTTACGGAATATTTCATGAGCCTTACGATCAAAATCTAATATTTCTTTGATTGTTTTAAATTCTTCACGAATTATCTTTTTTAACTTATCACTTGCATTTAAGTTTGATAATTCGATTTCTACAGGTGAATCATATAGGTCACTTACAATTGCCTCATTTACAATATCTTCAATCGCACCATCAACCTCTGGATGAAGTGCCATCTCCCTATATCTTTTTATTAAATCGAACTCGTTTCGATATACACCTTCGATATCTACATAAGAACCATAAAAACCACTCTGTATATAATAGTCAGACCCGTCCTGATTATTCTCAGGAACGGGTGAAACTATCGACGGTGATTTTTTTTCGTTATCCTCAACAGAAAATCCAAATAGCCGTGCCATATTATAATTGTACTAGTATTTTACTATTTATCTGATACTTTCACCACCAGCTTGAGAGCTAGTTCCCTTAAATGCTTCCCACCAGTGAACCTGCATCTCTACATCAAACTGTTCAATCGTATCAGTTGTTTCATAGTTAAGATCGATTGTGGAAATATTGGTTGGAAAAATATCCCAGAATTTGTACGAACGTAGAATCGAACCATCACGATCTAACTGATGAACAAATGCATCTTTATGATAAGCATCTGGATCAGTTAATCCTGAAGCATCGTCTAGTTTGTTAATTACATTCATCCATTTTTCCATCGCAGATCTGATAACAAAATCTGTATCGTTGATAACTGTGATAGTCCAAGTTTCGAATGTTCTGTCTCCAGCAACTTTTAAAATACGACCTCTGAAGGGTATTTCGACTGGAGCAATTGTTGAAGCAGGAAGTGCTGCTGCTTTAACTAAAAATCTAGATTTCTGTAAGACATCGTTTGCGATTGCAACGGCATCTGGGAATGCTAACTCTACCTCAAAGAGGTTTGGTCTAGCACCACCACCAGACAATCTACTTTTAAAATCTTGAATCTTCCTTAAAGGAATATTGTTGATTTGTTGACGTGAAGGCATTGTTTAAACCTCTAAATTAATTAAACGGAACCGATAACTTCTTCGAATGATACACCAGTTCGAGTGGCCACAAATGTAAGACCAATGAAGTTAATTGATCTTGCTGGTTTGATAAAGATGTCTGCTATAAATTCGTTATTATCAATAACGGCAGCAGTGTTATTTGTCTCATCACAAACAACAACATAATCTTGAATACCTCTCTTGGATTGAACATCTCTTAGGAAAGGTTCAACAATATTTACAAAGTTTGCTCTTGTAATTTCATCGTTGAATTCAAACAACTGATCTTTAGCAGCAGCTGCGATTCCCTGTTCAAGGAATATGAATAAACGACGAACGTTAATTCTATCAAAGGCAGATGCTTTTGCAAATCCAGTCTTGTCACCGAATAATATAATTCCTGCACCAGGTGAGTTGATAACTGGATTTATTCGATTTGAATAAAGTTTATCTCTCTGTGCTCTGGTTGGATTATAAGGAAGTTTAACAGCAT